ATCACGATAGTGCCTACACCGCTGCCTGTTTGTGGGACTACAGGAAACTCAGCACTGAACTCACCCATTTTCCTACCACCTATCACATAGGTGCCTGTGCTGGTCCAGGCAATAGTGTTTAGTTCAACATCGCCGTCACTGTCTTTGAATTCTGTAACATTTAAAAGACGACCGGTATCTTGATCTAAAGTAAACAATATGCTGTAAGTATAGGTGCCGTGAACATAACCCAACGCCACGATGTTGCCTGTGACGGGATGAATTTTGAGGCTGGTTAACTCACCATTGTAGCCGTAGTTATCTTCAAAAACTCTAACACTCCATAGTCTATCGCCTTCGGGACTGATCTTCATTACGAATGCGTGGTCGTCATCTTCTTCGTCTCCACCTATATAACTGTAGCCCTGTGAGTCAACTGCAACGCATTTACCTTCAATGTTGTCACTGCTGGGGCGGCTGTCTAGGCCAATAAACCAACCTACCTGCGTCTGTGTCAGTTTAAGATCGCCATCGTTGGGAATAGTCAGTGTACCATCAGCACCAAATGTATAAGCGTAAGTTTCGCTCTTGACAATGTTGTTGGCCACAGTGGTGTCAGCGTCTGGTACCAGTGTGGAATTTGTTGCGGTAACAGTTCCATCCCAGTTTTCGTGAGTTAAAGGACTGTCGCTGGTAGTGTGCGTGACAAAGCGTCCTGGCACTCGGCTTTCTGTAAAACTTAAATCACCAATGGTCAAGTCAGTGCCTGCTGTGGGCAACTGTACCACAAAGTAATCGTATTCGTCATCTGCTGAATTGCTGAATTCAAACGGTGTGGTATTCCAACTGTATCCGTATCCGTCTACCGCAAACTTGTCACCAAATACTGCTATGGCCTGTCCAGGGCCAACTTCCATATCACTGGGTTCCTTTTCTTCTAGGTGGGCCACATCAACATAGCGTTGCCAAATCACCGCACCCTGTGTGTCATAGCGAGCCACGATCATCTTGTTCTGTCCAAGATTTTCTCGGCCATTTTCTGAAACATCAGGTAGTGGGCCTGTTTTCTTGGCAAATGTCACTGATGATAGATAAACATCGCCTATGGCAGTGGCTGTTAGGCCTGCGATCCAACTGCCGCAAGGTCCTGGACCAAGTCTGCGTGTCCACTGTACTACACCACTAGAATTTAACTTTGTCAATATACCAGCGGACGCTTCTGGAGTGTTATTGATATTACTGTTTATAGTTTTAACTTCATAAGTACCTACCACATAGATATTGCCCAATGCGTCACTAGCACAGTCGCCGCCGTACATATCATAGTTGTCGGGTGCTTCTAAACTCTTGCTCCACACCTCCCCTAAATCTTCATCTAGTTTTTCAATGAACATCTTGCCAATACCAGCATTGGGGTCGTTGTAATAACCAGTGACAAAAACATTCTCATCAGGGTCAACATCAAGACCTGTAAGAATTATAAGGTCATTTGCTTGTGGCAACTGTAAGGATTTTTTCAACAGCACTGAGCCATCAGCAATGCTGATTTCCATTATTAACGCTGCGTTAGGAAACTGGCCGCCGAGCACCACGGAAAAGGCCAAGGCCAATGTGGTGGTGCTCTTTTCTTCAATGTAGCCTAGGAAGGACGAAATCTGTCCAATGACATATTCTTTCTTCCAACCCAAAGTGCCCGTGGATTCAAACTGCATCACGATAACATCAGAACTTTCATCGCCTGCGTTAAGAGTAATGTAAGCACGATCTGAACTGTCTATGGCCAATGCTATTGGATAATACTCACTGAATGATTTTTGCCATGCTATGGCACCAGCGGCTGTGTATTTGGTAATAACTGCTATAGGGTATCCGTCATCATCTTCATAAGTTTGAGTCAATGAGTAAAGATTACCCAGGCTGTCATAACGCAGAGCACGTGGTTTAGTGTCCCCTTCTTCGCTACGCTGTGTGGCAATCCAATGCTCTGTTGAGCCTGCTGTGATTACAACATTGCCTTCGTCTGTAAGACTTGCGGCTCCACCACCACCATAACTCAACTGTGACCAAGTACTGGTGCCATTACCATACTTGACCTTGCCAGTATCTGTTTCTAATCCTGGTTCGCCGGCGGCTAATACGGGATTGGTTTGTGTCCAGTTTGCCGCTGTGTCACGGCGTAGTTTGATTCTTGTTGTCATCGTTTATGCTCCGTTGCCACCGTCTAGGGTGTTGTCTAAGTTATTGTTGTAGGTTTGATCCGCAAACCCGCCCTCTGCTACATACTGTGCTCTACCCGCTAGCCAAGGAACTAGTGTGCTCCATGTGCTGCCGGTCCATTGATAGGTCACAGAGTTGTCACCTACAAATTCTTGCCCTAGTGTGGGCTCTGTTGGAAATGTTATTGCCATTATAGTGTCCTATTCATATTTATCGTATTAAATTATCTTACCCAATACCAAATAACACCTGGATGAGCACCATCTTGGATCGTGGCCAACCACGGTGCTGGTTCCCAACCACCTTGAGTGATCAATGTTCCCCACCAACCGCCACGGAATCCGTCTGTAGTCAACCAACCATGATTAATACCAATGCCTACCCAAGGCATACGTGCTTCCATGGCGTCGTAATGATAATCCCACGTTTGACCAGTGTCATTGTTGCCAAAACGTGCTAGTTCTGTAATGTTCTTGCGCCAGCCTGGTGTGCCCAACTGTTCATCACCCATGTCAGCACTCTCGTTAGTTTGAGTAAATGAGTATGCTTCGTTGGCAGTCCAAGCACCACCCAGTGAAGCGTGTTCACGAGCAGTGATCATAAAATCAAATCCTGTCTCTGCTCGTTTGATCTTGTTAGCCCAACTTAATATGCTGTAGTTTTGTTCAACTGCGCGATTGTTGTATTGGGCCAGTTGAGTAGGGCAAGTGGTAGCGTTGCGACTAAACACTTGTTCTTCTGTCCAGTTACTAATAGAATTTTGTACGATCAATGTCCAGCCACCACCTAATGTGGTCATGTCACAGTAGACTTGGAACGGATCGCCATTGTTGATAGCATCATTCTGTATCCAGTATACACCATCTTCTGAATCTGGATAGTCTTGTTTGATCTGCCAAGCACTGGTGCTGTATTCTTCTACGGTCTTGCCAGTATGAACACCTAACGCAATGCTACGTGCTTTACGTTGTGCTCGTTCACGTGCCAGGACTGCTACTTCTTCAGTTCGCAGGGCTGTAATTAACGCCGCACGATCTGTGATGCTCAGCGTATCATAATAGTTTAATATAGTTTCGTTACTTACAACATCGCTATCCGTATTTTGTAAAGACTCGTGTAGTGTGTCAAAGTTTTCATTGACAGTATTAATAACCTCAACTAGGGGATTAGCAGGATGTAGATCGTAGAGTTCTAATTTTTTAAATGTCATAGGATTCTCAAAGTTTTCATTGACAGCGTTAATAACTTCAACTAGTGGATTAGCAGGATGTAGATCGTTGAGTTCTAGTTTTTTAATAGTCACTGTATTCTCTCTTACCAGTTAGTGCCGGTCCATGCTACACGAACCCAAATGTCGGTAGTATTATCAACATAGTCTTGTTTACAATAGTAAATGTATGGGTCAGAGAATACTACCATTCCTTCCTTGTCTCCGGCAGCACCATAACTGTGTTCTGGCACAGTTCCGTTAGGGAATGTTGTTCTACCATCTGTGCCAAAGGTCCAGTCATAGCCGCTGTTGCTGATCTTGCCTGTTGAAGGTAATGTTAACCCACCATCTTCACTAAATGTCCATCTACGCAGTGTTGAATCACTCAAGTTGATGTCAATATTAATACCGTTTTCACTGAGGATGTCGCCTGGAATAATTAGGTCACCATCTGAACCAAATGTCCAGGTGTTTGTGCCTGGCCCAAGACCACTATTACCTGTCGTTATCTCAACTGTGCCTGGGGAACTGCCTGGACTGTTAAGGGTTACAGCCGCAATGTTTGATCCAACAACATTATCAATTCCGTCCTCAATCCATCCTAGACTGGCCGTGCCAGTCTCGCCCTGTGCTATTACATTTATACTAGCGTTAGTACTTCCTATAATGACTTCTTGGCCTTGAATGCTACCTACACTGAGATTACCACTGGGGAATGTCAGCGTACCATCTGTGCCAAGCACTAATTCGTTATCACCATTAACCAACTTGTTAGGAGTTAGGTCCGCCACAGAAGTTAATACTGACGCATCTGGGAATGTGATCGATACGACATCAATGTCAGTGTCCGGTGGAGATTGAACTAAAGGTGCCGCATCTACCCAAACATCGTTATACTTGATGTATAGTCTACCTTCTACGGTGTTAAACCATAGTGTGCCGTTGCTGGCACTTGGTGCTGTGTCTTGACGTGCTACTGTAGAACTGCCGCTGCCGGTGTAGGCTGTGGTCTGAACTGTGTCGTCTGGGAATCGTAATCCACCGTCTCCTTGGAAGGTCCATCTGTGTGTAACAACATCTTCTTCATCATTGCTATCATTACTGCGATCATATGATATAATTCTTAGGCCACTGCGATCACTGTCTTGCCAGGCTAGTTGAATTCGACCTCGGTTTAGTTCTGTTTCATCATCTGGATTGCCGGTGAAAGTTCTGATGATGCTGTGGTCTTCATTACTAGGCATATTGTACCAACGAACACTGGTGTTAGAACCGTCAGTGCCATCTATGACAAAATGTCCGCCAGCAGTGCCGCCGACAACAATATCTCCAGGAGCAGTTAAGTCGCCATCTGTGCCAAAACGCCAAACATGACTGTCTCCTGACACACCAATTGAAACTGTGTCACCCCCACTGAATCCAGCGGTAATATCTTGAGCAACATGGATTTTCCAGTAGTTGCCAGGTTCTTCAACAACGTCTGTAATTGTGGCAGTTATGGGTGTTCCCCATGATGTGGTCACTGTGTCACCTACGCTGACCGAGGATCCCAAGTTGGGATAATCTTCGTGGTCAATAAACAACCGCCAAACGCCACCTGGTGGCACAAGTTCATCTACTGTATCAACTTCAACATTCTGTGGTCCAAGGCTTCTGTTGTTTGTGCCAATCTCCACACCAAATTGAGCAGTTGGGTCAAGTTCATATCCAGGTAATTTAACATAGTTGTTGTCGTCACCTAGGAACAGGTCACTAGCGGGCGGATTACTGTTACTACCGTCAAAGGCAATGTGGAAGTGTTGTGCTACACCTGGCACTTCCATGTCAGTACCCATGGCCAATGTGCCTCTATTGGTGGTCAGTTTCATTCCGTCATTGTTAGTGATAGTGTCTTCGCTAAATGTAAA